AGTCTACGTTAAAGATCCTAGCACAGGCAACATCAAAAAAGTAAACTTTGGTGATCCTAACATGCGTATTAAGAAATCTAATCCAGCACGTCGCAAGTCATTTAGAGCACGTCATAACTGTGCTAACCCAGGACCAAGAACATCTGCCAGATATTGGAGCTGTCGTAAGTGGTAATATGACCAATTGGGAAACTTACGTTAAAGAATCCTATGAGCTTATTAAAGAAGCAGAAACATCGCTTTCAATTACACTAACCCACAATGTAGAAGCATACGTTGTACACTTATTCGCACACTTTCTAGACAAACCACAGGTCAATACAGAACCTGTGGGTATTAAACTAATGGCCAGTGCCAACTTACCAGTAGCTCAACGCAAAGTATTGCTTAAAGATGTAGGTGATGAATGCTTACTAATTAACGCAATGGAATGGAACAAGCGCCGTTGGCCCAGTGACACTTACTATGCTGAAATGGGTCAATCTGCTTATGTTACCCGTGCGTTTGTAGTTAGGCCTGTAGAAGATATTTACGATGATTTAGCATTAGAATTTACAACAGTTACCCAAGTTCTACGGAAATGTAGAATATCTTAACCATACCGCTTGACTCCGATAAGTAATTCATATACAATATATTTTTAACTAAAGGAATGACACAATGGCATTAATGTTTTCAGCTGAACAAAAGGCAAAACTTATACAAATAGTCAATGAGGGCGTACAAGTACTACAAGAAGTAGAAGATTTAAGTGCAGGCCTTAGCGATACAATCAAAGCAGTAGCGGAAGAATTGGAAATTAAACCGAGCTTACTTAAAAAAGCAATTAAAATTGCACAAAAATCTAAATTTGGTGAGACAAACGAAGATCACGAAACTGTTACTGATATTTTAGAAACAGTTGGTCGTACACTTTGATCAATTGGCACAAAACTGTTGAATTTATTCGTCGAGATTGGCATAGCCACCCAATACGACTAATATTAGAAACAGTCAATTGGGCATTGAACTTTGCGGTTGCAATGACATTTACATTAACTGTACCCAATGTTCCGTTGTTAGTAGTATATCCAATGTTTTTTACTGCCCTGTCTATTAGTATCTATTCAGCGGCAAGTAGAGGCAGTTTTGGTCTATTAATGACCAGCGTAACTATATTTTTAATCGATTTAGTAGGCTACTATAAGCTATTAATGTTATAATAAAAGAGTCGTACACTTTACGTACAAGCACAAGGTTAACCGGCCATAAGCGGTAAAAGGAGTTTCAAATTTCATACGTCGATGCATTATTCGATAGAGCAAAAGATCGCATCTATGTAGTAGAAAGAAAAGAAGGTATACGTGAGTATGTCGAGTATCCAGCAAATTATGTCATGTACATGGACGATCCTAAAGGCAAGTATCGTACTGTATACGACACTCCAGTAAGTCGATTCAGCACTCGTATAGGTAAAGAATTTCATAAAGAGACACGTATTCAATCAGGCAAGCGGATATGGGAAAGTGATATCAATCCTGTATTCCGTTGTTTATCAGATAACTATCTTGGTGTCGATTCACCTAAACTACAAACTGCGTTTTGGGATATTGAAACAGACTTTGACCCAGCACGTGGGTATGCTCCTACCAGCGATCCATTCAATCCTATCACAGCCATATCAGTTTACTTAGATTGGCTAGACAAGTTAGTTACACTTGTTATTCCGCCCAAGAGCTATAGTTGGGAAACTGCGCAAGAAATATGCGACCAATATGAAAACTGTTTTATGTTTGAACGTGAAGCAGACATGTTGGATACATTCCTTAATCTAATCGATGATGCAGATGTGTTAAGTGGCTGGAACAGTGAAGGCTATGATATTCCATATACTATTGGGCGTGTTACACGTGTGTTAAGTAAAGATGACACTAGACGCTTTTGTCTATGGGGTCAGTACCCAAAACAGCGTGAATTTGAACGTTTTGGCGCCGCAAACATCACTTTTGACTTGATTGGCAGGGTGCATTTAGACTACATGCAACTATACCGTAAATATACCTATGAAGAACGACATAGTTATAGTTTGGATGCTATCGGTGAATATGAACTAGATGAGCGCAAGGTTGCTTATGAAGGTACATTGGATCAATTGTACAACAAAGACTTTCCTAAGTTTATTGACTATAACCGTCAGGATACTATGTTGCTAGGTAAACTAGATAAGAAACTACGCTTCTTAGACCTAGCCAACGAACTAGCACATGACAACACAGTGTTGCTACAAACAACTATGGGTGCTGTGGCAGTTACTGAACAGGCTATTATTAACCAAGCACATCAACAAGGCTTAATTGTTCCTAATCGTAAAAACAGAGACGACATGGGCGATACACAAGCGGCAGGTGCGTATGTAGCAACTCCTAAAGCAGGCATGCATGATTGGATTGGGTCAGTTGATATTAACTCACTATACCCAAGTGCAATTCGTGCGTTAAACATGGGGCCAGAGTCGATTATTGGACAGATACGTCCTATCATGACCGACCATTACATCAATGAAAAGATGGCTAATAAGTCAAGTTTCGCAGATGCTTGGGAGGGCTTGTTCGCTACCCTGGAGTATACTGCGGTTATGGAAAGTAAACCCGGCATCGAGCTTACAATCGATTGGGAAACTTCTGGTGAAAGTACTGTACACAGTGCGGCCGAAGTATGGAAGTTGATATTCGATAGTAATCAACCTTGGATACTCAGTGCCAACGGTACTATCTTTAGTTTTGAGAAAGAAGCAGTTGTCCCAGGTTTATTAAAACGCTGGTATGCTGAACGTAAAGAACTACAGGCTAAGATGCGTTCATGTACTGACCCAGAAGAGATTGCGTTCTGGGATAAACGACAGTTGGTTAAGAAGATTAACTTGAACAGTCTGTATGGTGCGCTACTTAATCCGGGCTGTCGTTTCTTTGATAAGCGGATTGGACAATCAACTACACTCACCGGTCGTACTATTGCCAAGCACATGGATGCGTTTATTAATGAATGCTTGACAGGTGTGTATGATCACACAGGCGATGCCATTATATATGGTGATACCGACTCCTGTTATTTTAGTGCTTGGCCTATGATTAAAGATGAAGTCGAAGCTGGTACTATGGATTGGAATCCTAGTATTGCTATTAAACTGTACGATGATATTTCAGACCAAGTTAATGAAAGTTTTCCAGCTATGATGGAACGTGCGTTTCATGTACCACGTGAAATGGGTAGTGTAATTAAAGGCGGGCGAGAGTTGGTTGCAAGTAAAGGTTTGTTTATTAAGAAGAAACGGTATGCTGTGCTGATTACAGACTTAGATGGCAAGCGAATGGATACACATGGCAAGCCGGGTAAAGTTAAAGCCATGGGCTTAGACTTAAAACGTTCCGATACTCCTAAGGTTGTGCAAGATTTCTTAAGTGATATTTTACTAGCGACACTTACTGGTGTAGATAAGACTGCTATTATTGATATGGTACGTGAGTTTAAACTTGCGTTCCAAGATAGGCCAGCTTGGGAGAAAGGCACGCCTAAACGTGTAAACAATCTAACCAAGTTTACCAAAGCAGAAGAACGTGAAGGTCGTGCTAATATGCCAGGGCATGTACGTGCGGCTATGAATTGGAATAACCTAAAGCGTATGCATGGTGATAACTATTCAATTAGTATTGTCGATGGCATGAAAACTATTGTGTGCAAGTTAAAGGATAATCCAATTGGGTTTACTAGTGTAGGCTATCCAACAGATGGAACTCATATTCCGCAATGGTTCAAAGACCTGCCATTTGATAATGATTTAATGGAGTCAACAATCGTTGATCAAAAAGTAGAAAACTTACTAGGTGTGCTAAACTGGAATATTACCGAAAGCACAGACATTAAGACTACATTTGATGCATTGTTTAGTTTTGATTAATGAATGATATTCAAAAACAATTAGATGAATTACTTGCACGTAAACAAACCCTGACTAGTATAATCGATCATTTTCGTTTAGAAGATATAGATAAATTAGCAGAATCATCGGGGCCCGACAGTGTAATATATCAGGAAATTGCAAGATATTATCGAGATCAACGCAGTCGAGCTGTTGATACCGCCAATTATGCACGAATTAAAATTAATCAACAAATGGCCACTAAGAGTCGGCAAAAGGTTAACCGAGCCCAACAATTAATTAAAGAAAGTCAACGGTTAGAAGTACTGCGCCAGCAAAAATTAAAGAAAAGTCGAGCATTACTTGCCGAAAGTCGACGAATAGATAATGACTGTCGAATATTAGATCAGACTAGACGAACATTATTAACTGAAAATCGACAGTTGATGAAAGATAGTCGAAAATTAGATAAACAACAAAATCAATTAATTCGAACAAGTGCCGATAATTTATTAATAACAAATAATAAAATTCTTAATGCTAGTATTAATTTTCTATGGGCATTAATTAAAAATATAGATAATAATATCAACACTGTTAGTCTGCAATTATCAGAATCGATTGCCATAGCTAAAATAAATGAATTGTGTAATTCTCAAGAGTATCAGCAAGAATTTATAAAAACATGTTTATTGCCCGATATATTGCCCGACGATAAACATATATTAAATTTAACATTGTTAACTATTCGATCACACTGCGACTGGCACTATCCCGGATTACAAATTAATCCTAGTTCAAAAGAATGGATTGATTGTATGGTTACCGCAGATCCGTTGTATGTAGTAAACCGCCCCAACAACGATAATCTTTCTGCGTTACTTGATAATTACCCAATCGAATATGTACAACGATTAAGAGTATACACGGTTGATAACGATTATTCTATATTGCCGCAGGGACAATTTGGTTGTATTACCTGTTGTAATTTTTTAAACTTATTTGATCTATCAACTATCGAACAGTTACTTGCTACGTTTAACAAGTTATTAAGGCCTGGTGGCAAGTTAATATG